TTTGCGCTATCCACAGAGCTTTATTAGAAGTATTTAGTGTAGGGGCTGCATCATACCAACCTGTGTCTCCAACACTACTATTGTATGGTTGATCAAATCCCCAAGAGTTATTTGGAGCTTCAGGAGAGGTACCTGAGTCAGAAGTTCTTGAAAAGATATATTCAATACCCGCTCCATCCTCTCCACCTGCTCCAGCTACTCCTTGAAGCCCGGTTGCTCCATCTGCTCCAAAGTGTCCTACAACCGCGGGACTCGACCAGTTATCTGAGACAGTATCTCCCACATCAGGCGTTCCAGCAACATCTCTTTGGGACCTCCAAAGAGCTTTATTAGATGTTGTCATAGACGGAGCCTCGTCATACCAAGGACTTTGAGGTTCATCGAACCCCCAAGCGTTCCCTGGACTATTAGGAACAGTGCTTGAGTCAGCAGTTACTGCAAAGACATATTCAATACCTGCTCCATCATCTCCATCAGCTCCTTCAACTCCATCATCTGCAAACCTTCCCACAACCGTAGAGCCTGACCAGCTATCAGAGACAGCGGCCCCCGCATTGGGCGACCCTTCAATATCTCTTTGAGCTCTCCAAAGAGCTTTATTAGATGTTGTTATAGAAGGGGCTCCATCAAACCAAGGACTTTGAGGTTGGTCGAACCCCCAAGAGTTATTTGGAGCACTAGGAGACGTACCTGAGTCAGTGGTTACTGCAAAGATATATTCAATACCCACTCCATCGTCTCCATCAGCCCCAGGAACTCCATCCTCTCCTGTACTTCCAACTTTCAAAAAAGGAATAGTAATTTCATGAGTAGATTGTAAATTAGTATTAGACTCATCAGAGGCTTCTGTTATTGTAACAGTAAAATCCAAATCTACAACTGGATCAGGAAATGCATCAACTTTATCTAAAGTTTTAACATAAGTTTTCCCACTAGTAGGATTTTGGAAACTTGAGTCGGCAGTTTGACTAATTTCCGAATTATTAAACCCAGTACCAGTTATTTTAAATTTAGGGCTAAGAAATCCATTTCCAACAGCAGTTAGTACAATATTAGTGTAAGTAGTAGTAAGAACATTCTCATTATTAAAATTCAATAAATTTGGAGTAGCTTGTAAAGTAGCAACCCTGCTACGATTGAATACATCTTCTTTTATTTCTAACCCAAGTGGGAATATTTCAAAAGTTCCTTCATTATTTCGTACAAGATAAAGCGCCGCATCATAATTTCCATCAATAGTATATCCTTGTTTTTTAATAGTTGAATTTGTTATAGCAGTATCAAAAGCTTTATCAATAGTTAAACCTGTGTTTGAATCTATAAAAGTAACTTTAGCTGCTTTTGTACTACTAAAATATATTATATCACCTAAAGCATATTGAGTAGTAAAACTTGTTCCAGTTCCAACAACATCATTTGCTCCTGCAGCTACAGAGACTGTCCCTGTTTTTGTTACAAAAGTACTTTCTGGAGTTACATCTCCATCATCTGTATCATAAAAGTACCCTATGTTTAAATTATTAGAAGTAGAATGAACTAAATCTTCATATTTTATAAGTTTTAAAGGATCATCACTATCACTAGCATCAAAAAATATATAGTGAGATTTAATTGCTCTCTCATGATCAGTCATTGAACTAAAATCTAAAGAAGCTATATCACTACAATCTTGAGAATATCTATTTGCATTTCCATTTTCAAAAGTTTTATATTGGGTAGGCATACCTGAACTAGCAAAAGCCCATCCTGTTCCAGATTCTGTTTTAAATATACCCGTAGAAGTTATATAACTATTAGTACTCATAACCCCGCCTATAGGTACACCATAGTCTCTTGCAGTTCCAGGATTTTGAATAGCGTTAGATATCTCGAAATTCTGTATAACTTTTTTTGATTTATGTCCTTCTGTATTAACCGCCGCTATTCCAACACTATATATACCTTCCGGTAATGGTATAGTACCAGAAGCATTTATACTTGGGTCACATACATGGGGGGAAGCAAATCCCGGAAGATTATGATGTATCTCATAACCAGCTAACTGATCATAAACATCACCATTAGCGTCTCTTGGGTGCTCCCAATGAATTCTTATGTTTTTTGTGTTTTCTATATCTGCCATTAGAATATATCTATACCTACATTTGTAGGGGCCGGCACAATAAGTGTTGGTGCTAATAAAGTATCTACATAAGGTCTTCCAAAATCTTCATCAACAGCGTCAAATTTTTCGTTAAAATGTTCTACAGCAGTTATTGAAAATTCAGTCTTTTTAGATTCAGTTATTCCTAATATTTTATACATTTTCTTAGAGCCTTCTCGTTCTAATCCGCTGGAAGTAACAGTTTCTTTTAATACCCATATAGCTTCTCGGTCAGGAGCGTAAGAAAAGGCCGCAGATACTGTTAAAGATGACACACTACCAGCACCTGTAGAAACTGTTTTACTTTGTACATGAGTATAAGGTGCCCAAACAATTTGAACTACTTCACCATCATCATCTTGAATATCTGAAGCAGTTTCTTCAGTATAAGACCCCACAATAACATCCCCCATATTATATACTACTGTACTTATAGTTGCAGTATCTTGAGCTAAACGAGCTGCAGATTCTTGAATAAGAACACTTAATTCATAAACACTACCTGAATTTAGCACAATTGTTCTATCTAAAGGTACTACAGTTGTACTAAGAGTTCCAGTATTGGAAATTCTTCCACTATAAGCTGTATCATATCTATCGGCATCTTGAACATTTATTATATCACCAGGTCCTATAAAAGCCCCACTTATTGCAGTTTTAAAACTTACAATTTCTTGTTGATTTATAGCAGTCCATAATTTCCAACGTCCGTATCTAGTAGCTTGTCCTATAGAAGTTGCTCCGAAAGCGACCGCTTCTTCTATAAGTATTTTACCAGTTTTAACTATATTCTCTCTATCTTCTACTAAAAGAACTTCTGGTACATAATCATTATCAGGATTATTCCAAGTAACTGCGACTTGATTAGATCTTACTTTTGAACCTGTACCCTCATATTGAAATTTTCCCTCTATTACATTTCCTTTTGTAAAGTTATAGATTGGATCTCTTTCTTGATCTACTACAGGTACAATATTACCTTCTGACCAGAATAAAATGGATCTAAAAGTAGTGGCCATATCTTTCAAAACTTTATAAGCTTCTGTAGCTTTTGTTAAATAAATATTGGCTAAAAATCGAGGCTCTGTGCCTCCTTTTCCGTCAGGAACTAGCTCGTCACAATATCTTGCGATTCTATATAAAGCATATTTATCTATATCGGACGTATTTATCCAAGTACCTAAACCATATCTATCATTAGTAACAATATCATAAAATACCCAAGCTGGATTATCAGTATATATTAAATCTCTGAAACTACCATCCCAATCTTGATCATCAGTTGGATGAATTGATCCATTAGAAGAAACTCGTCTATAATTAGCAATTCCATTAGTAGATTCATCTCTAGTTTGATAATTACTAGGAATTTGTATTAATCTACCCTTACACTCATAACTTCTTTTAGGTATATTTTTAAATTGTTTTGCATTACATCTAACCTGAGCAAGCGCTGTATAAGGATAATTAAGTCTTTCATTTATTATACAAGTAGTGCTTACCCAAACTGAATTTAAAGAAACAGAATTATTTATATCATAGTACCGATTTTGTTTAGGGCCTAGGTCATCTCTAGAAGCTCTAGTAACTTTAAGTTTAAAATCTTTAAAAGGTTTATATATGTCTAAAGATAAATCTTCTTGAAGAAAGAAAGAACTAGCTGTTGCTGCAACATGATAAGTAAAATCACCACTAGAATTTATATTATTAAAATCGCCAAAACCGTCTCCTTTATCAATAGCTATTTCAATTTTATATGCGGCTAATCCGTCATACCACTGTTTCACACCCTTTGATATTAATCCTGCAGGATAATTAAAAACCATTCTAACCATATCTACTTGACGTGCTGTTGAACTAGAAAGACCCATATCAGCGGAAGTTTTTGTATATGAAGTTGCTCCCCCTACACTTGGCCATGTAGAGCCCTCATCTGGATAGTCAAGAGCTTGATTTATAGTTGCAGTAATAGAGCTGGCTCCATTACCTCCATAAACATCATCTACTGGGAGTTGTTGAATATCTCCCCTTCTAAATTGATAATCAAAACCTTCTACTGCATCAGTATCTGCAAGAACCTCATTATTAAGAAAGCTATGATTAAATGTTGTATTTGAAATATCTCCTGAAAAAGTACTTGTAACTGTATTAGCAGTAGAGTCTAAAGCTATAACATTGCTATTTATAAAATTAATTTTAAAAGGGACATGCATTTCAAGAAGATATAAAGGGCTACCACTAGATGTGTCTACCCAATCAAATGGTTTAATAGTATTAACAGGAACGCATTTTGCTTCTGTAGTACTAGTTACACTAACAATTCGTGCATAAAGGTCATACCAGACTTGTCCTGAAGTAAGTTTTAATGTCATATAGGGCTGATTGCTTGGACCCAGGGATGAATTATAGATCATCCAACTATAAAAGAAAGCAGATGGGGTTGTAAGAGTAAAAGAAAGAGGGTCATCATCGTCATTTGCTACAGCAGTAACAGAAGCATTTGTATGTAAGCCCCTAATTACTAAGTATTTCTCTCCAGCTCCTGCATCAGCAGAAGACCAATCTACTAAGTTTTCTTGTAAATTAGCTGTATTAACAGTAGCAGATCCCGAAGTCATACTAAATGTTGCCCCCGTATTAGATAGAGCTACTCCGCCTTGGTCTAATCTTGCTGCAGGAGAATTATCTAAATATATGGAAGCTTTCCCATGTGGAAGCCCTTCTATTGGCCCTTCAGAAATTATATCAGTTATGGAAACAACTTGATTCTTTAAAGGAGCAGTTAAAGGTATATTAGCCACCCCACCTTCAAGTTTAAAATTTGTTCCATGTTTTTCAATACTAGCCATTATATTAACCTCAATTCTACTTGTCGTAGAACTTCTCTATCAAAACCTTTTAAACTTGCCCCTGCATTATTTAAAAAGCTTTTAGCTATACCATCTCCATTATAATCCGCAAATTCAATATCATTAATAAATATTCTTCTACCTGTTGTATCAAGTGAATATACAACAGGTATCCTGTCTATTTTAGTAGCTATTGGACTATCTTTAACCATTATAAATTCGCCATTTTCTTTAACAAAATGGCTTCCTGCAACTGTAACACCTTTATAGTCGTGTATTTCATCTGCTGCTTTAAATTGAAATACACCTGTAACTTCTCCGCCTTTAGTATTATCACCAAGTTTAATATCTTTAATTTTCTTTTCAGAGCCATCCGCCATTTGTATAAGAGTATTAGGATCAAAACACGAAAGGCCAGCATCGCTCTCCTCGTTTCCAGAGCCAACTTCAGCTCCACTATAAATACCCATAGTTCCTACAGTATTTAATGCTACAGATATAGGTTGACCAGGAACTCTTAATTTTCCATACAGTAAAGGAACTGGATCTCCTTCTACTATTATTGCTTCACCTCCGGTATATAAATAACCCTCTTCTTCTTTATCTTCAGTGGCAGGATCTGGTGCAAGCATACTTTGTACACCTTGCATAGCTATAGACATACCAACTCCTACTAAAACTGCTTGCATTTGCGCTGCATAAGCCCAAGTTGTTCCACCAGTCCAAAAGCCTGCTACAATTAGTGCCGCACCTACTATAATCATACCCATTTCACTTTTAGATCCTGCAGGAATAGCAGCAATAGTAATATCTCCTTCTTTTATAGGAGTGAGTAGTTCTTTTTCTTCAATATATTTACCTGCAAAATTAATTGTAAATCCAATTCCTTCATTATGACAATCTAATAAGTATTCTTTAAACCCAGGACGATTACAATCAATATTTCTAAGTATTTCTCCATAATTATCAGCGTACATAGTAAACTCAGAGCCAAATCTCTTCTCTATTTCTCCTATCAAGTATACTTTACGTTTCATATCTATACGCCTGTTTAAAAAATCTTCTCCACAAGGGATATATATTTTCCCTACATGAAATCCTATTTTCCATGTGATGGTAAAATAAGTCGTTACCTAAATAAACCCCGCAATGATTGGGAATAGCCCCATCTATTGTAAAGATTAATAAATCATTTTTTTGTAAATTATCTACAGGACTAAAGCCCCATTCTTTAATGTGCTCATCCGTCATATAATTTTCATCAGATTTCCACCAATCTTTTTTATATGCTCTTTTCTTTTTTAAATCAATATACAGTTCTT